CCATACAAACTGTTCAAGTTAATCTTTTTCACCAACTGACGCTTGTCCCAGAATGCTTCTTGTTTTTTGTCCTTGGCTTCACGCTTTTTGGCCTGCATTTCCTTGCGTTCAGCATACCAACGTTCCAACAAGCCCGGTATCACACCTTTTTTCTCATAGGTAAAGATTGTGCCATTGGCACTGAGCATCCAGGGCTGATTACTGTCAAACATGATCCGCCAGACCTCAGCAGCACTGTGAACAGTTTCTGTGCCGTCTTGCCAATCAATGGTGATTTCAGTGCCACGTTCTTGATTTATCACAGCGGTATATTCAAGACTGCCAAACAGGCCTTCCCAGGCCGCAGCAAAACTCATGCCGCTGGCCATGCGCTCCTTGATATAACGACTGGTCATGTGTGGACGCAGTTGTCCCACAATGGTTTCTGGACCCATGTTCAAGGCACGAATCGCACTGGGATACAGACTGTTGATGTCAACACTGCCGATCCACTCGTGTATGCCTTTCTTGGGATAGGCCACGTAGGCACCAGCAGCCTGTGTGTCATCGTCGGTGAGACGTTGTTTGCGATTGGGCACTACCATGCCACGTTCGTGTGCTTCGTTGATAATGGCCTGTTCAGTCACAGCCACAGCACCCATGGTGGTCTGTAACAGCACAGTGTTGGCATGTGCCAGTTCATTGGCCAGATCAAGAAATCTCAGTTTCTTGTCCATCTGTGCAATACCATTGACGTCTTGTCGGTTGTACTCTATGAACTTTTTGAAGTCATTGTTGTAGAGTTGATCCAGGGTGCCTTCGTACTTGGTCTTGCCTTCCAGACCTTCGTATTCTAGAATGGCATCAAGACTGTAGCTGTGACGTTCTTCATAGGTGTACTTGCGATACAGTTGCATGTAATCCATGTGTACCCGACCCACTAGGTCATAGGTCTGATGTTCAGCTCCGAATCTTTCAAATGTACGCTGTTTGGGAAACTGTCCCCAGAGACAAAACTTGCGAGTGTCGTCGCGACTCAACACACGAGTCACTCGGTTCACAGTGTAGGGAATATCATAGCCCTCGGAGTTCCAGCCTGTGAGTACATCAGCATCGTCAATGAGATCAAGGAACGCCTTGAGCATTTCCGCCTCACTGTCAAAAATCATGGTGTTGTCAAATTGGTTGGCAATTTCCTGTGCTGTGGCCTGACTCATGTGACGCGGTGGCACTGCAAAGGTCACCAGTTGATCCAGCCAGTCTAGATACACAGATATGGCTGTGATGGGATTGAACGGATCTTCCACGGGCGAGAATCCGCGTTCCTGATCAAACGCAACCTCGATGTCAAAAATTGCTGTCTGTAGTTCCGGGGCGTCTAGATCTTTGTAGTTTTCTTCTAGACAACGGAAAATAGGATTGAAGTCGCTTTCATACAGTTGTTTGCTGCTGTGCATGCGAACTTCTTTGCGAAATTCTTTGTTGTTGCGTGTGCTGAACCTTGACACTGGAGTGCCATAGATGCTGCGAAACTTGCCTCGAGGATCGTCGTAATAAAAAACATAGTTGGCCGGATATTCCTGATATCTACGTTGGCCTTTGATACGTTCTACAACATGAATGCGATCGTGATCACGATCAAAAAGTGCGTCTACGTAACTCATTATTCTCCACTAGTGGCTGGTCGTGCCATGTATATGTCATTTAATTATTGATACTGCTGTACGCGGATTGCGAATACAGTCACAGACCACAGCCGCAGCCTTTTCTATGGTCATGACACCCCGATGTTGGTTGAAACGACTGGGGAACGAGCCCAATTCTACTGTGCTCACTGTTACAGGGTGATTGTCATCCACAATTTTTCTATTGAAGTGACGTCCAAACTGTGACAGTGCTTCTTTGCTAACATTGTAACACAATCGTTGAGTGGAAATACAGGGGTATGATACCCAATAGGTGCTGGTGCTGCTGATGTTGATAATTTGTCCTTGCTGCATCTTTTGGTAAAATCCCAAGGCAAGATATGCCGCACTCACAAAGTTTGTTGTGAATATCTCCCAAGCATCGTGAGGTTCATTCACTGCCACGGTGTTGACAACCACAGTGGGATCGTGATCTTGTACCACTCGATCACAGTCCGTTTGCTTAGAAAAATCATAGGTGGGGCGGCCAACAATGATGGCGGGCTCGCTCAGCTGTTGTTGTATGGCATGAGCTAGATCACTTGTGCCCAGTAACAATATCATTTAGTCAAAATATTTTTGTATAGTCTCATCACGATCAAGATCGTTTGTGACACAGTGTATGCCAGCGTCCCAGAAGTATCTGTGTCTAAACGGTGACACATGCACTTCTACACCGTGACGAGCGCAGGCCTGCTCCACTGCATCACTGTGACTACTGACCACGATGTTGTGTTGGTCTACCACCAAGATGTTGACATCAAACACAGTTTCTGCTGCATGCCCCACCCAGGAATCAAAGTAGTGTTCCACTGTGTAACGCAGCGTGGTATCCTGTTCAAATCCAGGCACATACCAACGGCCACGATTGAGCTTCATACAGTCTCTGAATTGCCTGGTGTTAGCAAAGTCACTTGGCTCAAGATAAACCACCTCCCAGTCCGGAAAGGTATCAGCATAGGTTGGCACATCTCGCAGACTCACAATCAGTCCAGGTGTCACAGCACAATATGTAGCATCGCCGTGACCCTGTGCGTCAACTATGCGATTGTTGGTGTTGGGAAACAGTTGGTTGACACTGTGTAGTAGTTCGGTTTGATCTTGATCTGGTGTCTGTGTTGCAAAGTATAGATCGTGTCCCAGTCTTGACACAAAACATCCACTCACAACATCAAGATCTGTGAAACACACAGCATTGCCTTGTTGTTCCACATGATCAAAAATGTTGCGGTAACAAGAAAGTTTGGCCTGATGTTGAGCGAGATCTAGACCGTGCCAGGTAGGCCAATCCAGTGATTGGCGCTGAAAAGCACGTTGTGCATGGACCTGGTTGGGCTGTTGTGGAATCCACAGTTGGTCATGAATCATGACAAAATAATCACGTGGAGTCACTGGAGGCGGTGCCCAACGATCTCCAATTTTCATGTCATGAAGGTCGCAGGGCAGTGCGGGACGAATTACCTCAACACCAAACCTACACAGCAGTGCAATCAGCTGCTGAAAATCTTGCTCGGTTTCTTCGGCCAGTTGTTCAAACTTTTTTCTGGTGTCAGCATTGGTTATCCAGTGATAGAATTCAGGTGGGTAGGTCCTACCCACCACACACACTTTCAATGGATCCCAATGCTGATATACCGAATATGTCAAAGAGTCTTGCCCACCGTTTCAAGAATGGTATTTAGATCTTCGTTGTCGGCGTTTTCTTCGCTGAGTCGCGACTTGTAGGCAATCTTGATTGCTCGTTTGAGAATGGCAGGTTTGATTTCAAGTTCTTCGGCCACGGCCTTGACAGTGTCAGAGAGTCCGCCCTGCAGGGTTTCCACTTCCATCATAACCTGCATGCCTTCATTGACGACTTGGGTAAGTTTGGCTTTTTGCTCACTGGTAAAGACTCGAGATGTCATAGTTGTCTCCTAGTTAAAACACAGCAACTATAACAGGTTATTGTTATAAAGTCAATGCAATTTGGTCTATGATGGCTTGAGCAAAAATGGCGTGTTGCTCAACAGTGGGATGATTCATGAAACGACCATTTTCCAATCTTTGTAGATTGTTAACACAGCTAATAGACTCAAACCAAGGACCAAAAAATTTATTGGTGTGCAATGTAAAGTCGTACAAGTTGGTCCAAAACACGGCCTGGCCGCCCTGTTGTTTGATCAGTGTGTTAAGAAACAGTATTTCCCAAATTGATGCAATCTCTACATCGCGCAGTTCGTCATCTAATTGGTAAATCACATAGTTTTTGCCCACCTCACCTAGGTCTGAATAAGGCTTACGCGAATGTGGATCTGCCAGTTGAATTCCCACATAGCCGCCAAGCTTGGTACCTCCACACACATTGGGAAATCTTGCTTGATCTTCTAATATGAAGTGCATAGGGTCCTGAAATCCGCGCTGCGTGTTGTCGTATATCAATAATCGCAGCGGTGATGTCACGCCTACCACCACCAATGGACGGCGCCCGGGGTTTTGATTGAACCATTCTAGCATGCGCCATTTGTAGTTAAAATTGGTGGCACTGCAGATGCCAAGGTTGGTTAGCGGCAAATCAAAATGCCTAGCAACCAATATAGGAAAGATATGCTGCTCACGATCATAGTCGGTGAGATCGGCCCCCCAGGTCCAACTGTCACCCACAGTTACTACTGAATCAAACGTCATTTTTCTTCGATGTAATCTTGTGCAGGATCTTGTTGGGCGCGACGTTTTTGAAACAGACGCACTGCCATGTCTGCATGGTCAATGTTGCGGAATCGATGCGGCAATTGGCGTTGACCATGATGTATGGTGAATCCCTGATCTTCGTCACCATGAATCTCTAACACAGCACCGTCTTCCATGGTCATGGTCTTGACCGGACTGTTAGCTGCTGTGAGATCTGCGGCAAGTTTGTCACCAATTTCATGACCAACTTCGCTGTCGGCCGGATGTGGAGGTGTTGCACCGTCTGGAGTGCTCAGTGTTGCACTGTAAGGACCAGTGGCTGTGTCTTGATCGGTCTCGCTGACTTTGGAATCACGCGGTGTGAAACTACGATCTTTTTGATCACGCGATTTCAAATCGCTATCCTTGGTGTCACGATCTTTGAGTTCGTCTTGATGCCGGTCTCTCAGGCTGTCAAGATAGTCCACAAAGTCGCGCTTGACTTTGCTCAGCATGTCCTCTTCGATGTCAGCCATGGTTTCTGCTAGACTGGCCCGGGGTTCACGACTTTCCCCACCCACCATGTAACCTGCAGCAGGGTGTTTGGGATCTTTTTTCTTGCTCAGCACCGTACTGATATCTTTGGGTTTGAACAGCGCCGGTAACTGTGGCACTGACTGTTGTTGTTTGTTGAGTCCGTGACTCACCGACACTGGTGTAATTTTGGCCTCCAGCACAGATAATTTTTGCAACAGTGATCTTATGTCGTTACTCATGCTCGTTGTGTCTTAAGAAAACTGCGAATCTGCCACAGATATTTTCCGTGTGCGCTTTGACGTTCGGCCATGAAGTTTGCAATGTCTTCACGACGTTCTTGCTGTGCGACTTCAAACACCTGCATCGTAAGTTCAATCATGCGTTCAGTATCAACTTTTAATTCTTCCAGCATGAGCTGTGCTCTGGGCACCTTGGTTTGACCGCTGATCTGTGTTAGCTCTTGAAAGCGTTCAAAACTGCCCGGTGCATAGTCGTCTAGGGTACGGATATATTCAGCCATTTGGTCAGTGGCACCATAAGCATCTTGGTAAATTTTACTGAAGAACTTATGCAGTTGCGAAAAATCAGGTCCCTCCACATTCCAGTGGAACATGTGGGCCTTGAGATAGTAGGCAAAATTACTGGCCAAAAGCTGTTTCAACAAATCACTTAGCACGTTTTTTCCTTGGTTTGGCAGCCATGACCGGCGCCGCATTTTTCATAGCATATTTACCTGACAACAGATTTCCGCCCATTCTTGATATCGTGCCCATGGGCATGGTCACAGGCGCAATGGCTGCTGATGTGGTTGATACATTTTCCGTTATTTCATGCAGTCGCATTGGCTTCTTCCGGTACGTAGATCTGTATGCTGCCATCATTGGCAATAATGGCCGAACCCGACACTATTTCTAGATCCTGCATATGAATTTTGCTGTGCTCAGGATCTACCATTTCCAAACGCACACGATAGCGTCCAGCTGGTGCGTTCAACACAATGTTTTCTTCCAGGTACACACCTTCCCAGACCCAAGTGCGCTCACAAAACAATTC